GATAAAGCAGCTCTAAAATCCGCCATTACATCACAATCCTATAAAGATCCAACACGCGACGAATATGCGGAGCAAACCCACCTGTAAATTCAAAAGATGAAATACTTTCCCCTTGTAGAGAAACCGCTCTATTTTCTAACCCTTTATGTAATTCTTTAATATAATCTAAGGTAACTAGTTTAACATCAGAAGGTATAGTATCATATCCACCGTTGTAAGTAATTTTTACACCATGTGTATAGTTATAAAACTGTTTAACACCTAAGATACTGAGAGTCTCTCTACCTGTATCTTGTCCAACGTGTTTAGTTATTTCTCCAGTAGCTCCATACCATGTATACTGTTCTCTATTTAAAGATGAATCATAGGTAGTAATAGCATCTTTAGAACCGTTAAAATGCATTAATAACGTAGTGTTTGTATCTGTTGAATATGTGTAGGTTTGTGGCACAAAGTTAGCATTGGCTCTGTAGCTATTTAGAGACATTCTTATCTCATCTAACTGACCTGAGAAATACTGTTTATCTGTTAAATTTTGTCTTCCTATCTCTACGGGTGCGGATAGGTTAGGGAATACATTAGATACTGTTACTACAGGACTTACTAAAGATCCGCCTTTAAATATTCTGCAACCGTTATTCTCATCTCTAGAAAACATAACATGGACATATTGATTAGCAGTATAGCCAGTAGTAGAACCATTAGCTACATAGGCAATTTGAGTTCCGCCTTGCTTAGCTTCAAAAACTAGTCCTTGTGTGTTGCTAAAACCAAACTTCCAATAGTTATTACTGTCTTCTACTTGTGAGAAAAGGGTCTGAGAGCTGACTAAAGTATTAAATCTAAACCAGCCTTCAACCGCAAAAGGTAAGCTATCAAACCAGAAATCATCGTCGTCTGTTAAAGACAAATATCCTCCAGAACCGTTTAACTGACCGGATGAAATTCCATATTTTACAAATCTAGTTTGAAGACTAAACCCTGTATTAGAAGTAACTGTTTTATTTACTCTAGAAGCGTCAACTATCGAACTGTCTATTGTAGGACCGTCTAAAACTTGATACTGTCTGCCATCATATTCTAAAACCTGATGAACATTATTTACGGGTATGTTTTTAACAAATAAGCTAGAGGTTCCGCCGTCAAATATCTCAGTATATGAATTAGAAGAGAAAACTCGCCCACAATAACTCTCTATCACAGAGCAGCCATAGGTAATTAGATTTGCTAATCTACCATCATGCTCTGTGCTGTTAATCTTAAGATAGTTTTTAACTTCTGCTAGAGTTACATAGTTTGCCATATTTTCCTCTAAAAAAAAGAGGTAGCCATTATTTCTAACAGCTACCTCTCACTTGATTATCAGTAGACTAATCTTATGAAATTAGTGCTGATACAGTCTTTACCGTATTACCAGTATTTGCTCCGCCGCTTCTGCTTGCAATTACTTGAACTGCCTTTAGAGTGGCGTTTGCTCCAGTGAAATATGCATTTGAAGAGGCATTTAGAACACTGAAACGAACGTTTGCAGATACTACTGCATTAGAACGGATTGCTCTGTCTACTGCACTAGCGTCGCAACGATCAACTACTAGAGCTACTAGAGCTTGGTTATCAATACCAAAGTCTCCATTTGTGAAGGTTACGTTTTCAAACCTTACAGTTCCTGTAGCACCGTTGGTAATAAATACGCTACGGCCTGTGCTAGCAGCTACACCGCTATTTCCGCTTAGTGTTACATTACGGAAAATATTAGTGTTTGCAGATGCGCCACCTATAACTAGGTTTGCTAGTACTACGTCTGTTGGGTTGCCGATGCCTTCGAAAGTTAAACTATCTAGATTGGTAGTTCCCATTTCGTAAACACCAGGCATAAATCTAATTGTTGATCCGAAGTTTAAAGCGTGTGATGGAATTTCATCAAAAGTCTTAAACTGAGCATTGTAGCTTAGATCGGCATCAACGATATGTAGGAATTTTTGTCCGGCTCCTGCCATTTTGTTTCTCCTTATGGGTAGTAGGTAGTATCTCTACTACCTACTCCCGTGCCTAAACTACTATTATGCTCCAGAACGGATTATTGATGCCATTGAATACTTGGTTGCATCAAGGGCAGCACTTGAGTTAGTTGTTAGTGCCTTCATGTCTAGGCGTGTGCTCATGTAGATTGCAGTTAGCTGACGACGTGGATCGTATTCGCTCTCAATCTCCATTGCACGGCGCTCAGCTACTAGGAACCCTGGCTTGTATACTAGTAGACCGATGTGACGGTCTGCACCGCCTACAACGTCTAGGAACTCAGTGATCATAACTGGAATTCCGTATACAGCTCCAAGAGCACCTGTTAGATAGGTTGCGTTTGGACCGAACTTATCAACTGTGCGGAAGTCTGAATTTGATACTAGCTCGTTATATCCTTCAATAGTTGTTAGATATACTAGGTGATCTCCTAGCTGTAGACCGTATTTACCTAATTCGGCACGTGCGCTAGCAATGTTAGCTGGGGTAGCCTTGGTTGAGTTACCGCCGGTCTGAACACGGAGACCAGAGATATCATTGGCTAGGGTTGCAATTCCCTTGAATACTGCAGCATAACCAGTTCCTGCTGTGATAGCATTAGTTGGTGAAGCAGTGAACCCGCTTAGTGAACCGTCACCGCGTAGTAGAGCCTTGTCGATTGCACGGCCCATACGACGCATAGAAGCGGTACGTAGGAAGTCTAGTAGAGGAAGAATTGTATCTTCTTCTTCGTCCTTAGCTAGGTGTGTTGTAGCCATGAACTTGTGAGGTGTGAAGTCTACAGACTTGATTGTGCTCTGGTTTGAAGTTGGCACGTTGGTAGCGTCGGCAATACCTGTGGTATATGTTCCGCTAGCGAACTGTGCTACATCACCATCGGTGTCTTCGTCAGCAACTGGGACTCTGAAAGTCTTTGCGTCTACTGACATACGACGTAGCATTTTAGCAACAACTAGTTCCTGCTGTAGTTCAGTATAAACATCTGAGCTAAAGTTTGATAGGAACTGATCTACAGTTGTTACTGCCTTCATACGAGCACCTAGCTTGGTGTCGAATACAGATTCCTTGCGAAGTGCCTTAGATAGTAGGTAGGCATTAGCAAGTTCACGCTGAGTGAACTGAGAAGCACGTGACTGCTCCTGGAATACCATCTTGCTGTTCTGTAGTGCAGCAATTTCGTCTTTGTACTTCTTGATCTGAGCCTGAAGTTCAGCAGCCTTTTCAGATTCACGAGGAGTATACTCACCGTACTTATCCTTTGCGTCTGCTTCCTTGATGATAGCTTCACCAGTCTTTTCAACTAGCTCAGCAACACGAGGCTCGGCAACCTTAGCTGTGGCAGTAGCCTCAGCCTTGGTTTCAGCAGTAGAACCAATAACAACTGGTTCGTCAACAGCCTGAGTAGCCATATTTAATTTCTCCTTTGTTTGAGCTTCTAAATGACCGTGAAGCTTTAGCATTATTTGTCGCATAGATGCTTCACTGTGCTCAATTTCTTTCAATTTATGAATAACTTGACAAATTCTATTTGCGACTACAAAGTCAGAATCAGTCCAGTTTTTAGTAGATACTAAGTTTATTGTTTTGTTTAATTTTTCTTGTAGAGTTGGGTTAGTTTTTACTAGGTTGTCTGTTTTGAGATCATATAGATCTTTTTCGGTTACGTTATTTAAGTTTTTAAAGTTTGTTAGGATAGTCTGTTTTGTATCTTCATCTAGACTGAGTTCTTCGATCTCTGCTAGCTGAATATCAAAATTTGTTCCTACATCCCATATATTTAACACTTCTAGGGAAGTAGCGTCAATGTTTAAAATTTTATCAAGATGCTGTCCCTGTAAATCTACTTGTTTAAACTGGAAACTTGGACTATCCGAAGTAGCAATCTTAGTAATTACATACCTCTCACCTTTTAGCTGAACAAATTGTCCATTAGCTAGTGCTCCAGTGCTTGCGCTTAATAGATTTACAAAAGGAATTGGCTCGTAAGGATCTGTTTCTTCTACAGTATCTTCTTCGGCTTGTTCAGAATCTTTTGTCTCTACTGTTTTCTGCACAGTATCTTCTGTTCCACTCATTAAAAAGATATTAGGAACGCTTTCCTCTTCTTCGTCTTCTTGCTCTGCGTGAACCGCGGTAGTAAGAATTCTGTGAGTGTGGCCTTCTGCAGCCTGAATTTGGCCATTAATTATCTGATGAACGTGCTCTCTAGAATCAGAGCCGAAAATAGTAGCGCCATCGTCTGTATCTGTCATTTGGAAAATATGATAGTGTCCCATATCACGAGTAGTTATACCAATTCTATATGGGCCTTCGTTTTCTAAGATAGCTTTCTCTTCTGAAGTCATAGAAGCTTTAATCTCTTCTTCTTCTTTTGCATCTTGAACTGGAAAAGACTTTTTAAAGGTCTCATACTCTTCTTGATTTTCAAAATTCTTCTTTACAGAGAAAAGACTTTCCTGGTTAGCAGGAACACTTACAACGCTGATTTCTAGTAATTCAACATCAGATATAACGAATGTATCGTTAGCCTTATCTAGTTTTCCGTCTTTTACTAGAAAACCTACGCTAAAACTTTTTAGGGCTCCGTCTTTTATGAGACTATGAACCCCGTGTAATTTTTCAGCAGCTTCACTAACGGAAGCCTCAATGAACATACCTTTTTTATCAACAGTTACTTTGTCTACTCTGCCGATCGGATTTTCGTGTTTGTGCTGATATAATAAAACAGGATTCTTACGAAACCTGTCTATTCCCTTAGCCCATGCTGCTGGAAGTACAACATCACCTGCGCGATCCTTATCTACAGTATTAGCATAGCCAGCAATTTTTAAACTTTTGCTACCTGTTTTCTTCTGTACAGAATTCGCTTCAAATGAGGCACTTAAGTAAAATTTCTTATCCATTAGTCGATCCTTGTGTGTTTGTATCCTCTAAGGGAGTAGCTGTTGTAGGCTCTGTTCTATCTTCTTCTACCGGTCTACCGCCCTGAGAAGGGTCTGTAGCACTACCTACTATATTTTGAGGCACTCTTATCTTATCCATTTCTGGATCTGTAGATCTTGATAGTCTTAAACCTTCTCTAGCTTCGTTAGGAGATATGATACCTCCATTTACTAGAGTAGTATAATACATAGCCTGAGTTTTATTATCTGGTTGTAGAGCAGAGATCGCATACTTATCTGGATATATTTTTACATCTCCCGCAAAGTATAACTGAAAGGCGCTACAATAACTATGTAGTATAGGTAGAACAACGTGATTATATAGAAGTCTTTCGTTTACTTCTATGTTAGCATTATTACCGCTTTTTAATAAGACATAAGGTACACCTAACGCCTTACACATATCTTGCTGTAATCTATCAACTGAAGCTTCGAAATCTAGTTCTCTGAAATTGATGTTACTAAACTTTTCAATTTTCAAACCACCGTCTAGGATGGCTGGACTTCTAGCTCCCTGAAATACGTTAGAATAAGTATTTCTCCAGGCTTCTAGTAGTCTTTCTTTTACCTTCTGACTTAGTACAGAATCTGTCTGTAAAACCATGCCAGGTATTGCATTATTTTTGAAGAACTGTCTTTGGAAGTCTGTTAAAGCATAATACAGCTCTATCAGTCTTCTAAGAGGCTTTAACCTAGAGGAACCTCTAAAGATTGAATCTTCATTATCTGATTTTACATGGATAATCTCATCCGGGTCAAAGTTTATATTATTAACTTTTGGCTTATCAAAACCGTAAAGAACCGAACCACTTCTGAGTTGATATTGATAATTTTTAACGAAAGTCTTTTCATCGGGCTGAATAGC